GGGATTAAGCACCAGGGGGTGTTCGAGGATCGCACCAGGATGTAATCCTTTCCCGAAATAGTTCGAGAGAAATCTTGTGCTTGATCTTCCGAGTCCAACAGTTTCCGCCGCATGTTCAATCGGATTGACGCCATTTATTCCATCAAGGGTAAGAAGTCCCCGAATATGCAGGATTTTATCTTGTGGGACTTCCCGTGTGTCGTCATTGCTGAATCGAACATGATATGTAAGTGAATAATCCTTTTTCTGTTCGATCTTTATTACTTTATCGGTGATGGGGATCAATTCCAGAATTGGTCTGCCGGGAAGTCCTATCTTGTAAGCGATAAATTGCCCTCTCAGGCAGACAAAGGCTTCAACCATCGCCCAGAAAATGGGAGATTGCATCCATGAGTTCGGGCGGTCATTGAGTAATTTATAAAGAGGTAATTCGGTAGCTTCCCGGAAATCATCTTTACCTAAGTTCTCAAATACATGGCAGGGGATCTGAGCCATCGTCGCAGCTCGGACACGGATGCAGTTTTGGACAGTGATAAGTCTCATGGCCGTTTCGGATGAAATTGATCCCAAACCGCCAAATGGCAGGTCGCCATAGAACGACCCGCCCGGAAAATATGACCGATCCTCCATAGGGCCATACAGGGGTGCTAAGGCTTTAGGTCTTGGCAGCCGGGACATGAAGCTCATTTAGGGTCCCCCATCAGCCATCCGACAGTCATCAAAATCAGACCGCAGACGGAAAAAGACACCCAGGGCAGATAAAGAAAAAGGCCATAACCAAGAAGGCCAAGCCCTCCGAAGAAGAATAAAATACGGATATCGAAGGTCGCACGGAGTACCCCGATTTTTGAAAACGCTGAATTCAGACTTGACTTGAGTCCCATCTACCGCATTACCGAGCACCTTGTGTTCGAGTCTAAAGATGGATTGCTCTTTGGATGGGAGTATTACACGAATAGAACGAGAGTTCTATATGACAGAAATGGGTAAAAGGGGGGACAAAAATAGGTAAGCTATGCGGTTCGCTCTTGAATTCTCCAATTATCAGCAGATTGCTTCTTGATAACAGGATGTCCTGCGGGGTCTTTTGTGATGGGCAGCCCCCTGAACTTACGGTATCGCTTCGCCGTTTTCTCGCTTACCTTCAGATATTCGCAGATTGCTTTCCATCCGGTTAATATATCGCTCATTTCATGTCTCCCATGTTTACAAGCTCATTCTTGCGACCATTTCCTCTATACTTTTTCCCTCATCCACCGATCTCTGATTCTTCGCCTCGGGATTCATTGCGAGCAACGAGACTGCATTGAAAATCGCCATTAGGGGGTCGATTTTCCCGGTCCCGCTGGCCTGCTTTGTGATTGAAATTGCGTTGCCTCGCGGTTCTACTCTTGCGTTTCCGACGCACCAGTTCATAAGGGCCTGGCCCCCGTGAATCAGTGTCTTTTCGGCGACCTTCCGCTCTGTCGTCTTGATCGCACCGTTGAGCCTCCATCCCTGCGGTATCCCAACAATCCGGTCATGCTCTATCGCCCCCAAGCCTTTTTCGTCTCCCTGTTCAAGTTCATCGACAATGGCACCGATCCCCGCCTGATCAACGCCGATTCGATCCAGAAGCCCTGAAGAGTCACATTTTCTTACAATATCCCCTGCCTGTTTAATATCCTTCCCGATCTCCGAGACGATAATCAGGTCTCCATCTTTTGCGAAGTCATGATACTTAGGAACTTCGGACTTCCTTCTTTCAAGGGCTATCTCGTGCGCCCAGGCGCAGGTCCAGGCCAACCACAAACCGGTGCTGGCTTCCCTTCCAATGACAGCCAGCCCCAAAAGGTCATCCAATCCTCCGCCGTCAATTCCTATCTCAACAACCTCGGACCTCTCTAAGATGGTATCAAGAGTGACCTCCCCCGCCGCAGCTTCCCAGAAATCCGCCCCGGCCCACCGTTGGGATTTAAGGGACATTCCCATTTCGACGTTGAGGTGTTTGGCGAGGAAACCTTGCATGGATTCATGGCCCGCCTCTTCCGCCTTGCTGAATTCGCGTTCCAAGAATTGCACATCAACCGACGTGCCAAGATTCGGATTGGTCACGAACCAGAATTTCTTATCTAAATACTTCTTTTCTTTCAGGAATGACTCGGGGAACTCGTAAAGGACGGGGAGGAAACTGTTGTCGTTGATCTTCCCATCTCTGACTCCACGAGCATAGTCAAGTTTCTGCTTGAAGATCCCAGCGGGTGCTTCATCTGATTGAGTAGTAAGCCAGATTACAAACCCTTCAGGCCGGGAGGCCAGACCGCCGCAGGCTTCACGGAGCATGTTCTCGGCATTGTTGCGTTTACCAAACAGCCAGGCCTCATCAAGGAGTATCCCGGTTGCCTTTTTCCCGCCGACCGTTTCACTATCGGCAGCGACAACCTTAAGGGTTGCATTTGTCCTTCTGTCGGTTATCATCCTTAAATGCTCTTGAACGTGCATCAGGTCAGAAAGTTCTCCGTCGGCCCTTACCATATCACGGGCGGGAATAAATGAATTCGAGGCAATTTCGACCGTGGGCGCGAGGATAAGGAATTCGGCGGAATCGCGCCAGTTGCGGATTAGGGCAGTAAGCATCAGCCCCGCTGCACTGGACGATTTAGAATTCTTCTTGCTGATAAGTAAAAAGAATTCCGAAATAAGCCTTCTTCCCGACTCATTGTCATAAGCACCAAAGACAGACCCCACGAAATCCATTACCCATTGGCGCCCTATTTCTGCATAAGTCGGTCTATTCAGGACATCGACAAGGCGAAGCTCCTTAAAAACGGCAAGGGCGGATGCGGCTTCATCCCGGAAAAGAGGCGGACAGGGCATGAGGCTTTCTCCCGCCAAAATCCTTTTCTCCCAGTCTAAACAACTCGTTACCCACTCCATCATTTCACCAAAGCCAATGGCGCACGGCCCGCTTTAAATTTTCCCTGTCCCGCCGACTTCGCACGCTCACTTTGCTCGTCCTTCTTCCCCGTCCCCGCCTCACCTTTGCGGGGGTGAACAAAAGGCGCGGCTGCTATCGCGAGCCTGTCTCTCCTGTCCTTCGGCTCTTTCGGATCATTCATGACCCTCAGCATATAATCCAGCGGGGTCATCCCTTCTGATATTTCCGTTTCGGTCTGTCCGCCATCTTCTGCTGCCATTTCAATAGCAATTTCATTCATCATCTTCTTTTCTGCAAGAGATAGAGGCTTTTGATTCCCGTCCTTATTGGCTACCCGGATGATAAACTCCTGATAAAATTTCTTCTTAGCCTTGATCCCAAGAGCGAGTAGTTGCCGGACCTGCTCAGCCTCTGCGTGCGCCGGCGTCCCTTTTCTTGGCTTGGAATCCTTTACGCCACGGGGACGCCCGGCACCCGCGCGATATCCGCCTTTAGGCATGATGCACCTCCAAGATATTGACTTTAATGTGTTCTGCAATATAAAACATCAGATTCGGAGGCACACTGTTGCCAATGCGCGTGAATGCGTCACCGATATTTCCGGCGAACATAAAGCCGTCAGGAAATGACGCGAGCCGCTTTACCTCGTGCACAGTTATTGGGCGGTCCTTTTCTGGATGCCAGATGTGCCATTCACCCGCCCCGCCACCACGATCAACTGTTGGGGAAGGCTTGATCCATGATAGTCTCTTATGTGAATGATGAAGGGAACATGCTTCTCCGGGTTTCACTTTTGCCATTTGACTTGCCGTCTTGCTTCCTTGTTTTGGCACAACACGCGCAGAGACGTCATCGGTAAGTCCGGTGAACGCCTCTTTCACCGTCACGGGCTTTCCCTGTGGCTTCGGGTGACTCGGTTCAATCCCCAAATCTTCCCGAACGCCGATGATGATTACCCTTTCTCGGCTTTGGGGCACATTGAAATACATGGCATTCAGGACTTCCCCTTTTGCCCTGTAGCCGCATTCTCGCAAGGTCTTGATAATCTGTAAATATGCCTGTTTCATGCATCCTTTGACCATGCCGGTTACATTTTCCATAACAAAAACTTTCGGTTGTAATTCATTCAAGAGGCGGGCATTATACTTTAAAAAAA